CGCCAATATGAAGCTGGCCGTGACCCCACTTGTGCAACCGGAAGAAACGAAAAAGGACGGGCCCTACTGTGCGGCGTTGCAGACACTGGTACCACAAATGATTGCGTTGAGCTCCCGCCCTTTGGGCATCAACGTTTCTTGTGTGGCATGTTTACGCCGAAGTACGGAGGTGGAGTTGGTCTCCTACGGATGGGAAATGCTGACGCTGGGGTTTCTGAACCCTGCTGGATCGCGTCCCATTCCGAAGAGGAGAATTCCACTAAACCCGTTCGACGAAGATCTCACGAGGCAAGATCCACCTCCGGGGGAGGTGACACAGGTATGGAACAACAGTTGGCAGACACCGTTGGGTGCCCGCACTGTGAGGTCAATGGGGACTGGGGACACAGGTGTTGCGAGCACACCTCCTCCGTCAACGGAATCGCCATCGAGCGACCCGGTCCAATTGCCAGAACCATCGACGACCCCAGAGGCGCCGCAATCATCTGCTGCGCCGGAGGAGGTTGGTACTTTGGCTGCTGCTATTGCACCGGACTCACCCGAGCAAGAGGAAAGCGACACACCGCCTCCTCTAGTAAGCGATCCACGCGAATTGCATTCAACCGATTCGCCGCCCAATGGCACAGCTGTACCTGTCGGAATGAGGATTTTGCCAGGACTCGCGGACAAGAAGTACTACTCGAATATCCGAAGGAACGTTGAAGACGCGATTGAAGGAAGAATCACGTCGAAGAAGGTCGAGTTCACTGCCACTTACAAGGAGAGGCAGGAGATTACTCGCATGGTAGAAGCGTTGAAGACGGAAGCATTCGGGGAGAAGAAGATCCGCGAGGTCGTCGGAACAGTGTTGTTCGAAGATCTCAAGAGTAAGAAGTGGACGGCAGACAGAGTGAAGAACGCCATACAACAGCTGCACGAGAAATACTCTCCAGGCATGCAGTTCACGTGTTCAATCAAGCTCGAACCAATGCCAAGCGGAAAACCCCCGCGCCTCCTCATTGCGGATGGGGACTGCGGGCAGGTGAAATCCTGGCTTGTCATAGGCGTTCTGGAACGCCTGCTGTTCGCTCACTTTGGAGACAATTCGATCAAACAGG